TGATCGACTTGGAGCGTCTTTAGGAATAGATACTACTGGATTGGTGAAATCACCAGAACAGAAAGCACAGGAACAACAGCAGATGCAACAACAGCAACAACAGCAAATGATGGCTTCAATGGCTGAGAAAGCTGTTGGCCCTGTTGCACAAGGCGTGATGAAACAAGGACAAGGTGAACCGTAATGGCAAGAAAATTAAGTGCGGAAGATAAACGCATAATAGCTGAAATTGAAGCTGAACAGGCTGCAAGAAAGAAAGCTAAAGGAAGTGCTAAAGACTTAACGAAGGAACTAGAAGACTCTAGGAAAGCTAGGAAAGTTCCTAAGTTTAATTCTAAGGGTCAGGTAACAGCAAACTCAGACGATAAGAAGAAGCCAGCCGCTAAGAAGAAGAAAGCTGAAGCTAAGAAGCCAGCAGCTAAGAAGAAACCAGCAGCTAAAAAGAAAGCTGAAGCTAAGAAGAAACCAGCAGCTAAGAAAACCCGCAAGACAGTATCTAAGCTTGTTAAGTCTTTAAGGAAAGGTAGTTTAAGGAAAGGTAGTAAGGCTGGTAATTTAAAACCTGACTCTCCTAAGACACCAAAGCAGAAGTTCATACAGAGTCTTAAAGATTCTAGGACTAAACCTGAAAAACCAACAAGCGCAAAGGTCAAGCCTAAAAGTACAGGGTCAACTACGAATCCAAATGGCAGTGCTAAGATTAAGCAAACGTCAGCGCGTGGTAAGGCTTCTACAACAGGTGGCAGCACTACAGGTAATAAATCCGTCATTAAGTCTAATAGTCGTATAAAAGACGTAAAGGGTACTAACACAACAGCCAAGCCTAAGCTTCTTAGAGGGCCAGCTACTATCGGCCCTGCTGGTGAACGTATTAGCCCACAGTCTAAAAAAGTTCCTAGCAAGTTAATGAATAAGGTGCTTAGTGTAGGTAAGAATGTTGTTGGAGGCCCAGTAGGGGCATTAGGGGCTGCGGCCACTTTATATAATATGGTGCATCCTGACAAAGTTAAAGAGCGTACAGGCCCATCTAAGGCTGGCTTTGGAACTAAAAAACCTAAACCTAAACCTACTCAAGCAGCCACTTCCACAACTGATAAGAAAGACACTGGTAAGAAGAAAAGCACAACAGTGAGTTCCTTTGGTGCTGCATTTAAGAAAGCTAGGAAAGCTGGTAAGTCTAAGTTCTCTTGGAACGGTAAGTCTTACTCTACAGCAACTAAAGACGAAGTTAAGAAGTCAGGTAGTAAGAACCTACGTGAACACTTAAACAAGCAAAACAAGAAAAAGTCTAAATAAATTATCTGTTTGGAGACAGTTAAAAATGGATACAGTAAACACACACGAAGAAACCGTTGAAGACGGTCAGCACACATTAGATATGCTAGAAAAGGCCGAAGGTCTTGAGAATCCTGATGCGTCTGACCGTCCTGAATGGCTCCCTGAGAAGTTCAACAGTGTTGAAGACATGGCGCAAGCTTATGAATCTCTTGAACAGAAGTTAGGTTCTCAGGACGAAGAAGAGTTAGAAGATGATGAGTTAGAAAGCATAGTTGATGGGCTTGAAGAGGAAGGTATTGACTTTGATTCCTTATCCCAAGAGTTCGCAGAACTAGGTGGACTAACTGAAGATTCTTACGATTCTTTAGTAGAAGCTGGTATCCCTCGCTCTATGGTTGACCAATTTATAGATGGTCAAATGGCAGTAGCGACACAGATGCAGCAAGAAGCTTTTGAGCAAGTTGGAGGACAGGAGGCGTATGAAGATATGGTTTCTTGGGCTTCTGACAATATGCAAGAAGCATCCATTGATGCGTTTAATAATGCAGTAAACAGTGGAAACATAGAGACAGCAAATCTTGCAATACAAGGTCTACACGCTCAGTACCGTTCTGTAAATGGAAGTGAACCTTCACTTGTCATGGGCGAGACTAAATCCGTTACAGGTGGGGTCTTTGATTCTGCCGCCCAGTTGACGCAAGCAATGCGTGACCCAAGGTACGAGTCAGACTCTGCATATCGACAGCAAGTAGCTTCTAAATTATCACGAAGCAACATTCTGTAGATGATCTGTCTCCGCAATCTTTAAGCCCCTTCGGGGGTTTTTTTCGTTTAATCAAGCAACAACTTTATTCCAAGTATCTATCGACCCACTGCGGTGGACAATCTTTACGGGAAAGGAAGTAAGAGTCTGCTGAGTTTAAACAACATAACTCAACAACTTAATACTTTTTTTAAATAGGTACATATACAATGGCATTTCCAACAGACCAAACCACTTCTCGCTTAGGCCAAGTCAACGCGACAGGTGATGATCGTTCCTTATTCCTCAAGCTTTACGCAGGGGAAGTATTAACAGCGTATGAAGAGAAGAACGTCTTCATGCCTCTACACCGCACACGTACTATTTCCAATGGTAAGAGTGCATCATTCCCTTTAACTGGCACTGGTTCTGCAAAGTACCATACTCCAGGAACTTTAATTCAAGCTGATGCAATCAAGCATGGTGAGCGTATTGTGACCGTTGATGATTTGTTAATCAGCACACAATTTATTGCCAAGATTGACGAAGCAATGAACCACTATGACGTGCGTTCTATCTACTCGAAAGAGTCAGGTAACGCTCTAGCTAACGTATCTGACCGCAACATTGCGCGAGTGATTGCTAAGGCTGCTTCGGTTACTACTTCTTCTTTAGCTGCTACAGCGTTCGGCACTTCTTTTGCAGATGAGGTTTACACTGCTAACTTCAACATTGGTACTACAACTGCTCACGCTCTTGACGGTGCTAAGATTGTCGCTGCTATCTATGCGGCTCTTGAAGAGTTCGATAAGAAAGACGTAGGCGGTGATAAGGTTTGTGTACTACCACCTGCCCAATACTACGCGCTATTGAACGTGCCTAGTGTTGCTAACGCAGCATGGTTGAACCGTGATGTTGGCGGTGAAGGTTCCGTAGCTTCAGGCGTAGTGCCTCAAGTCGGTGGTGTTAAGATTATGATGAGTAATCATCTACCTAGCACTAACCAATCTTCTGCCTCTGGTGACGTTGAGCCAATCACAAGTACACGTACTGCCGCATATCGTGGTAACTACGCTGCTTTGCGTGGTTTGATCTTCTCACAAGACGCTGCCGCAACTGTGAAGTTGCTGGACTTAGGCGTTGAGTCTGAGTATCAGATTGATCGTCAAGGTACATTGATGGTTGCTAAGTACGCTATGGGTCACAATATCCTACGCCCTGCTTGCGCCATTTCTTTGAACGCAGTCTAAGTAGTATAGTTCTATCCAAAGGGGTGGAGGGATTAATTTCTCTCTGCCCTTTTTTTTCTTTTATTGAAGGAAAACTAATGAATCCAACAACCAAGCTAGAAGCTGTAAATACCTTGTTGGCTACGATTGGTGAATCTCCTGTTAACTCACTGACCTCTGGTTTAGTAGAAGCAAGCCTAGCAGAACAGACTTTAGATAATGTAAGTCGTGATGTTCAGTCAATGGGCTGGGCGTTTAACACAGACTTGAAATTCAATCTGACACCTAATGCCAGCAATGAGATTGCCTTACCTGCCAACTGTCTACACGTAGACACTACAGCACTCCGAATGTCTTCAGAGTCCGACCTAGTACAACGTGGTATGCGGCTTTATGACCGTATTAAAAACACCTACACAATTACAGACACCATTGAAGTGGACATTGTTGTTCTCCTTAGTTTCGATGAAATGCCTGAAGCAGCTAGACGCTACGCAACAATAAGGGCTGCACGTATTCTACAAGATCGCGTACTTGGCTCAGAGTCATTACACAGCTTTAATGCTGCTGATGAACAATCTGCTTGGGTCGCGCTGTCACACAACGAGTCCGATGTTAAAGACCTAAATATCTTTGATAACTATGACACTTATTCAATTATAAACCGATGGGGTTAGCCAAATGTCTTTAATCTCAGGTTCTATACCTAACCTCTTAAATGGGGTATCACAACAACCCCCAAGCCTAAGACACGCCAGCCAAGCAGAAATCCAAGAGAATGGTCTTTCTTCTGTAACTCGCGGCTTAGAGAAACGCCCCTGTACAGAGCATATTGCCAAACTGTCTGGTGTAGCTAACGCTAACGATGTATTCCTACACGCTATAAAATACTCTAGCTCCGAGGACTACACAGCAGTCTTTAGCTCCGCAGGTGTTAAGGTGTTTAATCAGGCAGGTACAGCACTGGTGGTTAATGACGCAGATGGTAATGCCATTACTTCACTCCCTACTTACCTTACTGGTATAAACAGTTTTGAAACTGATATTAGTGCTGTGTCTGTAGGTGACACTACTTTTGTAGTAAATAAAGCTAAGACTGTTCTGCTAGATACATACGTACCTACAGCACGACCTAACGAAGCTATGTTCTATGTACGACAGGCTGACTATGGCCTTACATATAAAATTACAGTGGGTAGTGCCACAGCTACTTATACAACTCCTGATGGTTCATCATCTGCACACTCTGCTCAGATTGGTACGGACTATATAGCTACTCAGCTATTTAACAACTTATCTATTTCTTCTCCTTTTGTTAAGGAAAGAATTGGCTCAGTGATCTATGTTAAAAACGCTTCTGCTGACTTCACAATCACGTCAAGTGACGGTGCAGGTGACAGATTCCTTTACTCATTTAAAGGCCAAACCATAGACTTTAAGAACCTCCCCCGTAAAGGTAAGGTGGGCTTTAAGATCAAGGTAGCAGGTAGTAATGAGAAGAAGCAAGATGACCACTATGTACACCTGACTCAAGGCGATAACACCAACAACGAGTTAATATGGAAAGAAACTGTAGGTGATAAAGCAGTCGATGGTTCAGCCCTTAAGAACCGTATAAACAATATCACAATGCCCCACAGTCTTCGTAAAGAAGTTAACGGTACTTTTACCTTTGCACCTTTGACGTGGGATGACCGCGAAGCAGGGGATGAGGATACTAACCCTGTACCTTCTTTCATAGGCTACAAGATTAACGATATATTCTTTCACCGTAACCGCTTAGGTTTCTTAGCAGATGAGAATGTTATCTTCAGTGAAGCAGGAGAGTTCTATAACTTCTTCCCTAAGACTGTATTGACCACTCTTGATTCTAACCCGATAGACGTGGCTGTATCTAACAACCAAATCTCTATCCTGAAACACGCGATTCCATTTAACGAATCCTTGTTGATCTTCTCTGATCTAACCCAGTTCATGTTGACTGCTTCTGAGCTATTAACACCTGACACAGTACACATTGACGTATCTACTAACTTTGAGGCAAACCTCACTGCTAAACCAGTAGGCGCAGGTCGCTATGTGTTCTTTGGGTTTTCTAAAGGTAAGTGGTCGGGTGTCCGTGAGTATTACGTAGAGCAAGCTTCAGAAACCAACGATGCTGCCGATGTATCTGCCCATGTACCTAACTATTTAGACGGTACGATTAGAGGCTTATCAGCGTCATCAAATGAAGATATGTTGTTAGTGCTAACGGAAGATAAGCCTAACTCAGTCTTTGTGTATCGCTATTATTGGCGTGGTGAAGAGAAGCTACAGAGTGCTTGGTCAGAATGGAAGTTTACAGGCAAGGTATGTTCAGCAGCCTTTAACGGCTCAACAATCAAGCTTGTCATGGAATACTCAGATGGGGTCTATTTAGAAAACCTCAGTCTGGCTAGTGATGCTGCAAGTCCTGATATGGTTTATACCACAAGCTTAACTAACTACGGTGGTGGAGCCTTACTATTAGACAGGCGTTATAAAGTCACTGGCTCGTCACTACCATACTCAGACAGCAACACACTGTTTGTGAACACCACAGGAAGTTTAAGAACTCAGGCAGAAGCCATAGCAGACGTAGCCGCAAATTCAAATACGGTTATCTATGCAGGTGTGCCTTACCTCTTTAAGTACCAGTTTAGTGAGCAAGTCTTAAAGCAAGACAACAAAGCGGTTACTACTAACAAACTTCAGATTCGTAATTTCCATATCGTATATAACGACACAGCTTACTTTAAAGTTGAAAGCACACCCAAAGCTAGGGCTGTTCAAACGCATGAGTTTAACGGCAGAATTGTAGGCTCACTTAGTAACCTTCTAGGGCAAGCCAACCTTGCTTCAGGAAGCTTTAGGCTGTCTGTTAACACTAGCTCTAAGTATGCCCAGATCGTGATTGTTTCAGACAGTTACCTACCCTGTGTACTTCAGAGTGCTGAGTACGAAGGATTCTTAACTCAAAGAACAGCAAGGATTTAATAACAATGGCCCATTATCGTGATTCCGTTCAGGAAGACGTGTTTGAGCTTGCTGCAAAAATGCGACAAGCAGACGTTAAAGAGGTACTAGCATCTAACGGTTCTAGCCCTCTTGAAGCTCTACAAAAAGGCTTTGAAGCGTCTAAACCTCAATCCATCATATATAAAGGTGAACTAATCGGAATGTTCGGGTGCGCCCACATTGATGATCTGATTGGCTCACCTTGGATGCTAGGTTCTGACAAGATTCCTAAGATCAAGAAAGACCTACTTACACAGTCAGTGGAATGGGTTAAAGAAACAAATAAACAATACCCTCTACTTGTTAACTATGTAGATGCTAAAAACAAAGTCAGTATTGCATGGCTCAATCATATTGGGTTTTCATTCGTACAACTGATTCCTAAGTTTGGCGTAGGGGGCATACCTTTCTACGAGTTCGTGAGGATTAATCATAATGTGTGAAGCAAGTACAATTTTATCAGCCATGACTTCCATAGTTGCCGCAGGTGAGCAACAGGAACAAGCCAAGGCTAACGAGCGTAACGCTAACGCTTCCTATTTAAACGATGCTCGACAACTTAACTTAAGGCAACGCCAAGAAGAAGAAGCAGAGTCCCAAAGAGGGCAAGAAGCTGACATTCAATCAATGAGAGATATGTCCAAAGCTAAAGTAGCTGCTGGCGAATCTGGTGTAGCTGGGTTATCAGTCGATGCCCTTATGTCTGACATTCTAAGACAAAACCTATTTGATGATACTAAGGCTGACAGTAATCTTTCAGCAACTAAGGCACAAATAAAACAAGAGAAAGAAGGTGCTAAAACGAGGCGGCAGTCCCGTATTAACGAAGTACCTTACCCCAGTATGGTTGGTACAGCTTTAAGTATTGGCGGTAACGCTTACGAAAGCAATCCAAGTTATTTTAAGAATTTAAAGAATCCATTTAAAAAGACTATAAAGGGCGTAACTGGCCCCAAGTAAAAAGGAATTAGAGCCGTGGCTACTAAACGAGTACAAACCCCAAGACAACAACCCAATCAGGTGCGCCTACAACCCCAAGCTTCAGTAGTTGATACCTTTGTACGACCTGCACGTAACGACCAGATCAGTAAGGCTTTAGATAGCGTTACAGGTAATGTAAAGCGTGTAGAGGTCAAAGAAGAACGTAGGCTTGATATGATTCAAGCTAGTAAGAAACAGTCAGCACAAAACACGTTCAACATAGGATACAAAGCTTTAATAGATCAAGAACAGTTTGCAAGGATGAGTCCTGAGCAGATTACAGAAACACCAGAGTATCAAAAGTTATTTCAGACCTCTTTAGATATGGTAGATGACGAAGACCTTAAAGGTATTCTAAATACTTCTATGTCTTCTACAGCGTTTGCTACCAACAACGTAACCAGCCAGAAATGGGCTAGGAAAGACCTACATAATGCAGGTGCAGGGTTTGCTAGAGATACCCTTGATATGTTCGTAACAGAGACTTCGGACGGTTACAGGTTTGACGGTGACAAGGTGGTATTCGAGCCAGATGGTTTGACAAAGGAACTCCGTGACTCAGAAGTTATAGACCTACTCCCCTCTCGTATTAAGCAGATTGAATCTGTTCTCAAAGAGAAGTACGGATACAGCAACACCGACCTACAAAACTATTGGTTACAAGAGCAAGAAAGGCGAGGTGTTCAGTTTGAAGACACACTGATTGGGGATTATCTTCTTGCGGCTGGTAATGGCGGCCCTGATTATCGTAACAAAGTAATAGCTCTTAACGAAAAGGCTAAGAACGCCAAGCTACGTTCAGACACTATTAAAAATGTTGATGCCCTAATGAGTTATCAAAGTTCAGCATCTACAGGTCAGTTTTCTATTGAGCAAGACTTAGCTGCCAGACTAGATATGGAAGAAGGTATTTTAAGTGTTGACGCTTATTTATCAATCCACCGTACAAACAATACTGCCATTGCGAACCTTGCAGCACAAGATAGAAAAGCAACTGCATTGCAACAGTCGGTAGCCTTGAATTTATCAGGACAATCTACATTAAACTCAGGTACTTACCTAGACCACAACAATAAAGAAGTGACTATTTCAAAGCAGGATATTGACCGCGCAACTCAGGAGTATATCAACAACACGACACAAGCAGGTGGTGGAACTCCTGAAGAAATACTAGGTAGGCAAGTTGACGCTTACTCAAGAGCTAACGTGTTGAATGACCAATGGGTAGTACAGTTTAATAAAGCCTTTGATTCTTTAGGTACGGCTGATTTTAGACCCGACAGTCCACAGTGGAAATCCACAATGCAGTCGTTTCAGTTAATGAAGCAAGTCCACAGTCGCAACCCTCAGTTATTTAAAAAGTACCTTACAGACTCTAAGCAACGCATACAGTTTAATGATTGGCGAGTTTTGTCAGAGTATGGTTCTGATGGTGAGGTGAGTGCTTTAATAGATATAGGTTCTCAAAGTGCCCTTAATAAAGTAGTAGCTTCTGTAGCAGACCAGCAGCAATTCTCTGACGATATTGTCAAAGGCTTAGATGGTTGGGGATGGGGTGATCTTGCAGCGAATGACGAAGATGTAAAAACTCTGTTTAAAGAAAAGATGGTTCAGTACGCAAGAACCATTAGTAAGTACAGTGAAATGAACCCAGCACAGATTGTCGATGCGTATATGCAAGAAGTTGTAGATGACCACTCCGTAGTCAACGGTAAGTTAGTCTTTATGGGCGGTGCCACTAACATAGATAACGAACAGTTCCAAAAAGATGCACAGCTATATTTAGAAGACGCTACTAATACTCTTCTTTCAGGTGCATACAAAGGAACGTCCGAAAAACTAACCTTAAGGTACACAGGACGTGGTAACACTTTTTGGATTGTAGACCAGGCAGGGAGAACGCTACCAACAGCACCTATTAGTATAAATAGCTTTTATAACTATTCACTTGATAAAACACGCGATACAAAACAAGACGCTGCTAATGCACTCCTAAATAAAAAACAAAACCCCAATAAAAAAGCGGCCCGATAAAGGACATAACTATGGAAACAGTAGGAAATTTTAACGATATTTTTGCTGAGAAACCTGACGCTCCTTTAGACCCTTCAAGAGTCATTAGGGCAGCTACAGAAAACGGTAAAGTATTTGACCCCAACTCACAAACCTTCATTGATAAACCTGATGAATATGACTTTGGAGATTCTTGGTCAGCCTTTAGACAGGAGGGAGGTTCTTTAGTAGAAATAGCCTCTCGACAAATGGCTTTAGACAATGAGTACGATGAGGACTTTAGGTTTAACGATGAGGTTATGGAAACATACTTCAAAGACACGCCAGAATCCTTTCACGATTATATGTTTGAAGCTCAGTCTATAGGTGACTTAGAGCAGCGCATGGAACAGGTAGCCATGACACAAAAGAACCAAGCAGTAATGGCAGAGAACTTTGGGGACTCCCCAGTAACCACCGTTATCGCTATGCTTGGCTCAGGTATGCTCACAGAAGAGAACGCGGCTATTACTGCAATACCTATTGCTGGTGGAGCCATTGCAGGGGTTAAGGGGTTATCTAACGTAGCTAGAAGTGTTTCCACTTTAGGAAAAGCTGTCAGGAGTGCCGCTACAGGTAAAACTAGAGTAGGAACGATGACTAAGCTTGGTGCTATTACAGGCGTACAGGGTGGCTTAGAAAGTCTATACGCATCTAATGTACTGCCTGACTTCACGGTTAATGACGTATTAGTAGACACTGCTTTTTCTACTTTGTTTGGAGGCACTATAGGTGGCTTTGTACATAACTACGCAAAACACGCAGATGATTTAAGAGAGCTTGATACCGTAACAGCAGTTCATGCTAACGGTGAGCTTAACAACCCTGATATTCAAATGTCTCTTAATGCACCTGAGTCTACTCATGCCCCACAACGTATTGATGAGATTGATTCCCCTGAACAGGGTAAGACTATACTTGGTACAAACTGGGTAGGTAAAGTGCTGTCTCAAGGTGCAGCATTACGTGATTCTGTGAATCCTATTGTACGTAACTTTTCTCGTATTATGGTTCAAGATAACCGTGTTAATAACAAAGCTGGTACTAACATACAATCAGTCTCTTCTATTCAAACACGTATCTCAAGAAGTGCTAGAGCTAGGTTAGCTAGAGTAAGCCGCCCTGAATTTAACAAGTGGCGTAAGACTACTAACCACCGATGGGGAAGCCCTAAAGCTCATGCTGAGTTTGAGGATATGACCACAAGGGCGGTACGTAGTGACTCCGTATATGCAAACTCTCCTAAAGAAGTTCAGTTAGCCGCAGACAATGCGCGTGAAGTGTTCAAAGACATTTTAGAACAGAAGAAACGCTACAGAGTCATAGGTGCTAAAGATACTCAATATGATCGTAACTACGTCCCTACTGATTGGGATTCAGCTAAATTACGTGCCGTAGTAGGTGAGCATGGTACTGCCAAGGTCAGTAAGATTCTTGGGCAATCTATGGCTGCTAAAAACGGATGGGACTTAACATTCTCTGTACGTCTTTCTCGTTTATTTATTCAAAAAGTTAGCGGCTTAGATACTGGTATTTACGGTACTAAGCTAGATGAAATTATGGACGATGCTGGTGAAATGCGTAAGTGGTTAATAGATCAAGGTCTAACTGACGCTGAAATTGATGAGGGTATGGGTGCCAAAATGTCTTCTAGTAAAGACAAGAAACGCATACCCGATACCAACATGAGGCAACGCCTTGATATGGACTACGAGACTAAGTTTCATGCTGATGGTCTATCTATGTCTGTCAGTGAGTTACTTAACAATAACATGGCTGATGTAGTTCAAAACTACTCTTTTAAATCAGGCCGACATATTGGCTTTGCCAGAAACGGTATTGATGGTGCTGGTATGGATACATTCGACCAAGCCATTAAGAAAGTTGAAAAATGGGCTGAGGATAACAACCAAGACCCTGTACAACTAGCTCAGGAAATTAAGCATATAAATAGCTTACTGAATGGCTTAAAAGGTTCTGAACTTATCAATGACGATTCTCTTGGAATTAACAAAGGCAAGACTAAAGGTTTACAAATAGGTCGTAACGTAACGTACCTAGCCTACTCTGGTTACTTTGGCATGATGAGTATTATCGAGTCAGCAAACATTATTGCTTATGCTGGTTTAAAGACTATATTCCAAGTTGCCCCTGAGTATAAGGATTGGTTAAGAGCAGCCCGTAACGGTGAAATATCTAACGATGATATGCAAGATATTATTGACGCTTCTGGCTTAGGTACTCACGGTGTCACTGGTTCAGCCTCAACTCGTATTGATGAGATTGGTGGTATGACAGAACACATGGATGCAGGTTGGCAGAAAGCTAGGCAAGTCCAAGGTGTTATCTCAGGACTTACCCCAGTTACCGACTTTCTACAAAGACTTGATGCAGCCGCTATGCGTAAGAAATGGATAAACCAAGACATACCCAAAGCTATGCGACAAGACACTGGTATTACAGATGCCATGTATGACCGTATCCAAGTAATGATTAAAAAACATGGTGATGGTAAACGCACTATGGGCTACAACAAATGGGATGACATAGAAGCTCAAGATGCTTTTATTAACCATATCTCTATAGAGGTTCGTAACAATGTCCAAGAGACTGATTTAGGAGCTACTAACAGCGTTTTACGCGGTCAAGTGGGTTCTACTCTAGGACAGTTTATGAGCTTTGCAGTGGCCTCTCAAGAACAACAGTTTGCTCGTATGAATCGTAGGGCAGTTAATGGTATGGGTGTTGAAGCAGCTTATGTAGTTATGGGGCAGATGCTTTTAGCAAGTCTTGTTACTACAGCAAGGACTCACATTTCAGCTTCGGGTCGGTCTGACGAAAGGGAATACCTTGAGAAAAACTTAAGCCCTGACAAGATCGCTTTAGCCACTGTAAGTTATACAGGTGCTTTTGGTGTTATCGGTATGGCTACTCAAGTTCCTGACAAAATGTTAAGAGGCTTTGGTTCTGGTGCTGTATCAAACCCCTTAGCTGGTTACTTAGACGGTGTAGGCCACTTGGCTTATGGATTGTTTAAAGAAGGAGCTATGTCGGAACAAGAATACCGTTCAATGGTACATATGCTACCAATGATAAATCAGGCATATACAAAGGCTGGCTTAAACGCCATTGCCGCAGACTTTGGAGATTAACCACAATGGCTTTTAGCTATATTGAATACACTGCGAATGGGAGTACAACAACTTTTTCCATCCCGTTTGCATACACAGCACAAGCAGACGTTGCCGTTTTTGTTAACGGTGTGTCTAC